CAATTCTCAATCGTAACGAAGTCTCTCGCCAATAACTCAGGTGTAAATTTGGTTATACCCTCTTCATCATCATAAAGGTGCTGGGTATCATATGCTTTATGCTCCAGCTCGTCTTCAGTTACTGCTCTTACCTTTTCTTTTATTTTCTTTTCATCAGTCATTAGTTCACCTCATTTTGAAATTTTGCTTTTAAAGCAATTACTGCATTGTTAAACTCTTCAACTTCTTTGATATCTTTCTGAAAGTTTACTCCTAAAGTCTCCAGTCTTTCTTGGGCAATAGTATCAAGTGGTAACTGGCTCAGAGTGTGTCTAGTCTTCAAGAAGATAGTTTCTAGGGTCTCGGCTAATTCCTTAATGGTCTCATCAAGATAATTAGTATTTTGTAGTTTAGCAAAAACTGAAGTTTCTGAAGTATCAAGTTCCTTGATCTCATCGCCTAACCTCTTCAAGTTTTGTTTAATGGTTAAATGGTAAAGTTCTAATAAACTAGATACTTCCACCGCTTGTTTAATATTATTTTTTTCTTTCATTGGGTCTTGCTCCTATAAGTTAATAAAAAAGTTAATAAATAAAACCGCAAAAACAATAAGTGTTAATCGGTATATAATAGCAATTAAGTCATACATGGTAATCTCCTTTTATTCGTTTTATGTAAGTAATTGTTCATAAGTTTGTGGATAAGGTGATTTGCTCAGTGTGTCTAGGGTGTATGTTAAAATTAAACATACAATCATTTTTGTATGTCAAAATTAAACATACAAAAAAACCCAGTTAAGAATTAACTCAACTGGGTCTCGATGTAGGCAATTAATAATTTAAGCAACTGCTCTAACTTGCTCCAACCAAATAGGGCTGTTGACAACCTGAACGACCTCTTTCTGTCTCTGTAGTCTAACATTATGAAGTTTAGAATTTTTGTTCGTATTGTTGACAATGACACCTTTGTCATTTTCATAACTGTCTTGATCTCCGCCAACATGGGTAGACCAGTTTGTAAGGGCATTATAAACAGTATACAAGTTAAGACCCATTCCATGATTTAGCTCATCTTCAAATCTTGCCATTAAAGCTCCGAATGATTTCATGTTGACATTCTGTTTAAGCTTGTCCTCTTCTGATAAGTTCTCATCGATTGCCTTTTGTAGATTTTCGGCAGTCTGAAAGTTATCAGAATAATTTACAGATTTAAGTTTTACTTCTTTTTTGGCAACAGTCTCCTGAAAGAGTTTGACAACCCATTCTTCTGTTACTGGGGTATCTAACATCTTGCGGAAATGTTCGCCATGTTCGGCAAAGTCTCCAGTAGCATTTGAAATTTTGTTGACCTCTGAAGCAACATCAAATCCTGAAGTGTGTTTTAGCAGTCTGTGGAAGTATCTCTTACCACCGAATACCATTGTATTTTGGCAAAAGTCTCTGAATTGACCAACAAATGCCTGAAATTTCCATGAAGTATCAGTAGAATTTAATGCTACTATTTTAAGACAAGAAGTATCATCTTGACCAATTCCAGTATCTCCAAAGTTTTCGGAATGATCTAAGAATAAGATTTCCCTCTGCACTTTGGTATAATCATCATAAGCATAATCATTAACTTGGATATTTTCTTTTGACAATTCACCATTTTTAAGAATTGCCTTATTCAGTTTATCAAATATTTCATTATGCTGAATAAGTTTATACTTACTTGATACTGGGGCTTTAAATTCAAATCTGTTTTCTTCTGGAATATCAAGATAAATTCCTCTTCGACCTTCAACCTTTTCATAGTCTCCAGTATACTTATTCATAGAAAATAGATCGTCTTCTCTAAACTTAACATCAAATACAGATAGATCAGAAATATCGTTGTGGCTCTTCTGATCACTAAGCCATTCATAACTCGCACCCATTTGGCACTCCTTTAAATTACTATATAAGAAAGTTTATATAGTTTCTGATTTTCTTATATAGCAATTTAAGGATAGGCGCAAGTCCTATATAGGAATTTTAATGTTTTAAAAATCCTACGATAGATTTTCTTTTAGGGTTAGAACATAATTTACAAGATTGGCAATCTTTAACTGCTCCAGTTTGTTCAGGGCAGATGACAATTTTATTGACTGACAAATTTGATCTGTAATCTTGTTTTTCGCTATCTGACAATTTTTCGTAATTGCGTTTAGTGACTGACAATACAGCAGTAGTAGGAAGCTTAGTTTTCTTATGTAGGGAAATAGCATCTTCTGTATTATCTGCTGACAAGTTAATGTTGAACCCTCTTTTTACTGCATAGCGAATATGGGCTAAATTTTCTTGTCTAGTATATTTATGAGTGTAGGCAATCACATCACCACCATTATTAGCTTTAACTAATTTCTTCAATCTAGGAAAATCTATCTTGGTATTATTGCCGACAATGTCGCCAACTATATTATATCTCCAAAGTCTTTTAGGATTTTCCTGTCTAAACTTTCTGACACTGCTGACAAACTCTTCCCAGTTATCATTCTGATCATTGCTCATTCTATCCCAGTGTAGTCTTATTGGAAAGTTATCTCCATAACAACCATTATTCTTTAGACTGCAAGTATCAGGGCAAGTCTTTCTAGGACTATAGCTTGTAGGCATATCGCCAACTTTCCTAGACTGGTTATTTATGATAAGTTTAAATGACATTATTTATTTTCCAATGTAGTAGAATATTGAACTCTTATATTACGATAATCGTCAATATGTGGGTTAGGTAAAATCTGAACATTAACTTTTTTATGTTCAGGACAATTCTCAATCGCTAGGTCAACTTTTGATGTAATGTATTTCATTGCGTCTTTTAAATTGTTAAATATATGGGAGTGTTTTTCTCCTATCTTGTTAACAAAAACTTTTCTTTTAAATTCATATTCATTCATTTTTATCTCCTAAAAAACCACTATGGACTATAAAATATTTAATGTCAAATATTTTTTTTTCTCTATCTAGGAAATAAAACATACTGGCTATTTATTTCTTCGGCTATCTCCAAAAGATATTCTCTTCTTTCTTCTGCATTGTAATTATAATTTCTAAAGTATTCATCTTCTGACACTTTGATATTACAAAATTCGAGAAGCTCCTCATTGGTATAAGCTGACAAAGGTTTCTCATCTGAAGGATTAAATGACATATCATATACTCCCATGAATCTGATCTCTACTTCCAACTGGTTGAATAGTGTATTCTGACACTTCCTCGCTGACAAGGTCTCGCTGATCATTATAATAAATGTCATCAAAAGTAAAAAACCTATCTTGGAATTTTATGTATTTAAAATTCGCTAGGTTAAAAGTTCTATAATGCTTTGCGTTATGATCGTAGGCAACAAAAGCAAAATCAGGTTCATCTTTTCTACCTGTTCCCTTGATGTGTTTTTTGACACCTAGCGAAATATTGTATTTCTTGACAGTGTCTGCACTGTTGGAATAATATCTTAAACCAACAAATCTATTACCCACCAATTTTCTAAGGTTAGCCAAAAATAAATCTGCTACTTCTTTTTCTTGTTTTTCTGTATCTTGCATTTTCATCTCCTATATAATCGTGAATATCCAAATAATAAATCCTAAAACCATTATTGTCAATACCCTAAATATCATTACAAAAATTTCCATTATGGCAATCTCCCTTTAAATCCATAATTATCATCATTGATGACAACTTTTACCTTATCTTTTCTCGGTGGCTCTTCTCCCTCCTTGTGAACATAGAAGCCGATGACAATTTGTTCTGCGTCTGTATCGTCATGGACATACCACTCCAACACCTGACCATTTTGCTCTATGACTTTATCTCTGACAGTATCTAGGAGATCAACTAAAGCTCCCTCTGTTTCGCTATCTATTTTCATCTTGTGTCTCCTGTCTTTTTAAAACCCACTGACCATTTATTCTTTCTACCTTATCTTTTAGAGGTCTACTGTTTCCCCCAGTGTGTGACATACTCTTGAATTTACTTTTTCTAGGTTTGCCCTCTATCTGTTTTTTAGCCACTCTTCCTCTCCTTTATTTCTTCTACTCTGACAAATTCCCAAAAGGACTGACCAACTCCCTGAAACTCACTGCCATCGATTTTTCTGCCTATGTCGATAGCTTCGTCTTCATTCTCTGCTTCAACTTCAACAAAATAATCTCTGTTTTCGTTTACTATATATTTAAATTTTTTAGTCACTCTTCTTCTCCATACATTTGTATCTAGGAAGTGTGATAGGTCTTGCTTCCCTATCTTTCCTATCTTGCATTTGTAGTTCGTATTTCCACCTAGCTTTTGTTTTGTAATTTCTTTCTACCATTATAATTCTCCAACATAACGAAAACAGCATTTTCCCATTTCTTTGTGGGCTTGATCTCTTTTTTCCTACCTATGATTTTTGTTTTAGTCATCGTTTAAATCCATTCATCTTTTTCTTTAAATACTTTGAAGTAATAACATAAAACTTTTACATCATTACCCTCCTTATCTTTTTCTTCCCAACTATCTGTGCAACCTTTTTCAAAGGCAGAACAATTCTCTAACCAATCTACAAAATTTTTTTCTGTATTTTTACTACCTACAGTTTTTGTTTTAGCCATTCTCTAAATCCTTTCCCCTCATGTTTCTTATCTCGATACTGTTCTGATAGGTAGGATTCATCAGAATAATTTCGCAACCTAGCAAGAACATCGTCTTTATAAAATCCTCTGTTGTATGCGTCATCGCCAAATGCTATCTCGTAAACTTCTCTGATAAATTCTAACATCTCAGGAGCAGTTCTAAACTCTCCCAGTATCTCAGCCCTTTTCTCTATTGTTTTCCTACCCTCTAAATCTAGGGGATGATGTTCGTATTTCATATTCTTTCCTCCCATTTTTCAATCCATGTTAACTGTTTACAACTTTGCCTACCTAGAGTAAAATACAAAGCATTAATATATCCTAGATCATACTGTATATCTACTTGGTTTTCTGTTTCTTCTGCCCAACCACTTCTTATGTCATTTTTATATTGCTTTATGACATCTGCTAATCTTTTTCTTATCTCTTGTTTTGTTTTCATTATCAATACCACTCACTTACAAATTTATTATAAAGAGTTCGCCCTAGCTTATCCTTGCCTAATACTTCAGCTAAAGCACAAGCTTGTCCTGTATTAAAAATAATATCATTATCACTCATAGCATCAGGATTAATTTCTCTTGTTCCTCTAGCCCTTAAATCTTTAATGGCTGTTGCTAACTCATCTCTTATCTCTTGTTTTGTTTTCATATCTTTACCCTAAATAAAAATTTAGTTCCCTCAATCTTACTATCTCTTAACCTAAAAAGGTATCGAGGCACAAAATGTTTTTTACTAGATAGTGTTCGATACAAAGCATGGATATATCCCATGTCATAATATATATCATTACTAGTCATCTTTTTATAATCTTTTCTTAGCTCACGAATACAGGTAGCTAATAAATCTCTTATCTCTTGTTCTATCATTTTATCTCCTATGTTGCAAGTAGGAGATCGTTAAAATCTTACAACTTTAACATTCCTTGCCAGTCGCAGTTCTGCTTAAACTGGTCGAAGTCATCTCCTACTCTATCGGCTTACGAAGGACTGGTCTGCGTTTAAGTTTACCTTCGCTATTTAACTACGCCTTTAACTAGTATTACCTTTTCGTAGCACCAAATTCTTACTAGCGAGAGAGAGCTATTGTTTAGGACACAATTTAATGGCTTTCCTAGTCCACCTAGTAATTAACTGGGTTTCACTACCAACTCTCTCTCTGCTCTAAAAGCTACATAACTTCCTCAACCAGTCTGTTAGACTGTCAGGTCATTCGTATGGTTATTGCATATGCCTTATTACCTTAGTGACCATTCGCTTTTAGTATAACTCCCAGATAGTAAGTAAATTGCATGTCAGGAGCAACCCCAACTCAGTATATTTTTAAGCACATTACCAAGCTTTAGTTTCGTGCCCTTACTACTGGGTATCCTAGCTAGGATAATTCTTTAGGTGTATGACGCAGTGATGATTCGCCATGTGGTTTTTTTAGTTTGCACTCTCCTAAAGGATTTCCCCTTAGGAAGAGCAAGAGCTTGTTATATTCATCACACTCAAGAGTCGCACTTAGCTCTCACGACATCTGCCAATTTGCTCATACACCTAACTGAGCTAGACGCTTATTGCCACCATTCAACAGGCAATCTTTGGTTTCTCTTCTAGCTCTCGTTTCTGTGATGTAGGCATTGATAGGATATCTTTTTGGGAATATTTTAATGGGTTTTCTCCCTGTTTTAAGACTTTCTAGCCACAGACTTTCACTGCCAAGCCCAACCTACATCACTCTCTTTGCCAGTTCGTGTGGGGAAGGAAAATAAGGTGGTAAAAATAATAAAAACCCACCTATAAAAAACCACACTTTACTAGCTAAGAAACTCAATCTTTTTTCTCCTCTTCATATTTCTCTTTTAGGATCATTTTTATTTTCTCTAACCTTTTATTTGTTTCTGCATAATCAATGTTCATTTTCAAATATAGCTTAGATACTTCTTCTGAACAAGATTTAATATCTCTTGTTAATTTATTTATACCTAAAATTGTTTTTAAAAAAGTAATCATGTTTATCCTTATAAATTAGCCATTTACTAATGTCAAATCTTTTTTTAATTTTTTTTATTTGACTATAACAGTATTCAAACTAAAATATATAATACTCCCTAATATTATTATGTTTATTTAAAAGCTAAAGCTTATTATATAGATGTAATTATATATGTCAAATATATTTATTAATTATTTTTTAGGAGGAAATATGAAAATAAATTTTACTAGACTCGTTATGCTTGTAGTGACAATACAAGTTACAATTCTGTCAGTCGTATCTCAGTTGCTTGGCTGACAAAAATGATTGCTGACAAGAGGTGACAAATGGCTGACAAAAGTAAATGAAAAGTTATACTGCTCAATCTGACATTTGCGATTTATTGTTTTTGTGTTGACACTGACATTCAGTTAGTCCATACTAGGACAAACAAGCGAATGAAGATTCGATTGCAGATAACTTCGGAGTTAGAAAATGATTACTGATGTCATACTACAGTTAGCCCCACCACCTAGTCAGGAGGGAACAGCATTACGATATGACTGCCCTTTCTGTGATCATAAAAAAACTCTCTCTATCAGAAACAACAATGGAACTATCCTGTATCACTGCTTCTCTGCATCTTGTGATGTAAGAGGGAAAGTGTCTGACAGGAAAGAGCTGACATTCAGCAAACCCAAAACACTTGCTGACAAACCTGTTCCCCTTGACACACGCAGTTTTGTGCCCCTAAGTAGAAACTGCAAGGCACTCGACATGGTGGTCAAGCGGAACAGTTATGAAGCTTATCGAAAAGGTATTGCTGACATCCAGTATGATGTTAGGCAAGACAGGGTAGTCTTCATGGTGAAGAAAGATGACAAGGTCGTTGACGCTGTGGGTAGGAAATTATCTGACGCTGACAAAAGACCTAAATGGTTTCGCTACGCCAGGAGCAAACATCCATTCGTTTGTGATGCACAAACTGACAGTGACAAAGCTGTTTTGGTTGAAGATTGTTTTTCTGCATGTGCTGTTTCTCAAGTCCACAC